ACGCCTGGCATCGAGATTCAGGCTGGCCAAGCGCAAGCAGCGGCCAATGAGGCGCTGGCGCAGATTGTCAGCTTAGCGAAAGATGCAGCCATCAACGCAGGCACAGCAGACCAGAAAGCTGTGCAGGCTCTGGATGCACTCAACAACATTGCCAACTCGCTGGCATTGCTTTCGGCTGCGCCTGTCATCCAAAACAACAACTCGGTGGTGACGGACTACATCGACTTCAACACCACCACGCCAGCGCCAACCGTCAAAGTTGGACGTGTGCACTGGAATGGTGGCTACACACTTAACCTGGAAATGACGCCAAACGTCAACCAGGCCATTGGCGAGTCGCAGTATTACTACATCAAAGCCTCGGCAGCCATTGCCAAGGGTCAACTGGTGATGTTTGACGGCTCCGTCGGTTCGTCTGGTGTCTTGAAGGGCAAGCCATCTACAGGTCTAACCAATGGCCAGCTAGTCATGGGGGTGGCAGCCGAGGCCATCGCCAACAACGGTTTTGGCCTAGTCTCCAGCTTTGGTCTGGTGCGTGGATTTAACACCACCGGCACACCCTACGGCGAGACATGGGCAGACGGCGACATCCTGTACTACAACCCATCATTCCCTGGTGGCCTGACAAAGAACCTGCCTGCGGCTCCAACGCCTCATGTGGTGGTGGCAGCTGTGGTCAATGCGGCCACAGCAGGCTCTGGTTCAATTTTTGTCAGAGTACAGGCTGAACCTTTGATCGGGCAACTTTCCGATGTGTACGCTCCAGCGCCTGCCACTGGCGACGTGCTGGTTTACGATGGCGTCCAACAACGATGGGAAAGCGGCCCTGTCACGCCAGACGTCTTGCCTGCCTTCGTCAAATCTAACTTGGTGCTCACATGGCTTTCGATGTAATCACACCCACCAACCTTGGCCAAGCTGCCATCACGACAGGCGTCACCACGCTGTACACCGTCCCGGCCAGCACGCGCACGCTGCTTAAGGAATTCAGCATTGCCAACACCACAGGCGCGGCAATCAATGTGCGCGTGTTCCTGGTGCCTTCGGCAGGCTCAGCAGGCACTGGCAATGCGTTTCTGTACGACGTTTCTGTCCCTGCAAATAACACCCTGCAGTACAACGGCATCGAGGTGCTGAACGCAGGCGACACCATCCAAGTCCAGGCTGCATCGGCAGGCCTGACCATCATTGCAAGCGGCGCACAAGCCACCTAAGGAGAACGACATGGCAGTCACAGCAAAACCCCTCATTGGTTCCAAGCAGATGGAGGCCGCGCAGACCACGCAATACACCGCGACCAACTGCACAGCCATCATTGACAAATTCACGGCCACGAACACCAGCGCCAGCAATGCAGTGATCAGCGTCAACCTGGTCAGCAGTGGCGGAACCGCAGGAGCGACCAACTTGATCGTGGACAGCCGCGCAATCGCACCGGACGAGACCTACACCTTCCCCGAGCTGGTTGGCCAAGTGCTGGCCTCTGGTGGATTCATATCGACAACCGGCACAGCCACAGCGCTGACCATCCGCGCATCTGGCCGCGAAATCACATAAGGAGATCAACATGGACATGCCCAAAATCATGCTCGCAGGCTTTGGTGGCCTGCCTGAATCAATGCCGTTTATCACAACAGCTGAAAACAAAAAGAACACCCAGGTGGTGATCGACGACTGGATGCTTGGCCCTGAAAACCCAAGCAACGAGCCAACGGCCAACAAGGTCTACTGGGTTGCATTGGGCAAGGCCATGCAGGTGGACGAGAAAGAGGCCCGTCGTCGTCGCTGCTCAAACTGCGAGTATTTTGAAGCGACCCCATTGATGCAAGCAAAGATGGATCGCATCCCATGGAACCAGTGGGACGTGAATGCAGGCTATCGCGGCTATTGCCACAAGTTCGACTTCATTTGCCATGACATGCGCTCATGCCAGGCTTGGGAAGAACGGGAATACAACGAAGACTAAATGGTGCAGCCTTGATGCAACTCTCGCTTTGCCTGCAAGTAGGCTTCATGCGCGGCCTCTGGCGTCTCAAAGATGCCCAGATAGGTGCGCCTGCCTTCGCTGACGATGCGAGCCACAAACCCACGTGGATGCCTTATCACGCCAAGCAACCCAGTCGTGCTGGTGCGCTTGGCCGTGTGCTTGTTTTCGGTGTTCGTGCGCCTGCTGACTTGGCGCAAGTTGGCAAAGGCATTGTTCGCCTTGTTGCCGTCCATATGGTCAATCTCTTGCGTCGGCCATTCGCCCGTCACGTACAGAAAAGCGAACTGGTGTGCCATGCTACGGAAGCCGTCAAACATGACGTAGACGTAGCCATCGCGGCGAATCGACCCGGCAAGCATCCCGGCTTTTTTCCGTCCTTTGGACTGCAAGTGAGTGAATTGCCCAGTTTCTGGGCAGTAATGCGCAAGCTCGCGCAGGCGGTTTTGTGTGATCATGTCGCACCTCATCAGAGTGGAAAGCCATCGAAAGTTGCAGCAAGCGGTGATGAATCGCCTGTCCCCCGTCGGGTAAGCTGCCATGCAATTTTACAGGCCGTGTTTGCAAAGTCCAGTGATTGTGGGACAATAAAAGCGCTGAGTCGTCCGGGCCACCAGCAGCTCACCCGTAATAGGAGTTGCGCATGACTGGTATCGATTGGCTCAAAGAAAACCTGCAAAGGGTTTTTCTGTTGCCTGCGCCAGTCGTGGAATGGCTTGTCATGGTCTACGAGGCCATTCAGGTGTTTGACGATGTTGCTGACGGCGACACGGTTGAGCGCAAAGACCTGAATGCAGCCATTTGGAACACACTGGTTGGCATCCATCAAAATCCGTTCTTCATTGCCAACAGCCACCATCTTGTGCCGCTCTTGGCCACAGCCATCCTGAAGTGGCAAGCATCCGACCAAGCAGAACACGCAGGCCAAGCCGATGCCAGATCATTCGTCTGGCGTGCAGGCTTTTACGACCTGATCTTGATGGCCGTATCAATCACGCATGGCCCTGGATTCGCCACTAAAAACGCGCAACTTGTCATGAATCTTTATGGCGAGAAATTTGAAGACTACATGAAGGAGTTTGGCAATGCCTGATCCAGTAACGGCCCTAGTTGTGGGCGGAACACAAGTCGTTGGCGGCATCATGCAGGCCGACGCAGCAGAAGACGCAGCCAACATCCAAGCTGGCGCAGCAGGCCAAGGCATTTCAGAGCAACGCAGGCAATTCGACGCACTGCAAGCCTTGTTGAAGCCCTACACAGAAGCAGGACTGCCAGCACTGGAGCAGCAGCAGGCATTTTTGGGCCTGCGTGGCCCAGATGCCGAGCGTGCGGCCATTGAGCGCATCCAAGGTGGCGTTGGATTCCAAGAGGCCGTGCGACAAGGTGAAGAGGCATTGCTGCAACGTGCATCGGCCACAGGTGGCCTGCGTGGCGGCAACGTCCAGGCAGCATTGGCGCAATTTAGGCCTGCATTGCTCAATCAAGCCATTGAGCAGCAGTACAGCCGACTGGGTGGCATGACCACACTTGGCCAGCAATCTGCCGCAGGTGTCGGTGCTGCTGGCATGGAGACTGGCACCAACATTGCAAATCTTTTGGGCCAACAAGGTGCAGCACTTGCAGGCGGCGAGCTTGGCCAAGCCAAAGCCTATGGCCAAGTCCTGAACATGCCAGCGCAGTTCCTTGGGATGCAGTACGGCGCAGGCCGAGGCGGCTCGGTAGGCACGCCAGGTTTTGGCAATCTTTTCAGTGACCGTCGCCTAAAGAAAAACATCAAGCAGATCAGCACACGACCCGATGGCTTGAACGTCTACGAATTCGATTACATCTGGGGCGGTGACCGTCAGATCGGCCTGATGGCTCAGGAAGTCCAGACCATCTACCCAGGCGCTGTTTCAGAATCTGACGGCTACCTCATGGTCGACTACAGCAAGGTTTAAAAACATGGCAATCAATCCATTCCAAGGCCCGATCAACTATGCAGTTGATGTGCAAAGCCCTTTTGAGGCGGCACTAAGCGGATTCAAAATCGGAGCGGCTGGCGCTGAAATGCAAGCGCAGGCCCAGGCACGCGAGCAAAAGCAGCAATTCCAAACCGGATTAAACACGTTCTTCAAGAATCCAAACCGTACATATGAAGACTTGGAAAAGCTCCTGCCTTTTGCCGATAAGCAGCAATTCGAGGCTTTGACCAAGGTTGGCGAAGGCATGGAAAAACGCAAACTGGAAACAGCAAAGCGATTTTCTGCCCAGACACTTTTGGCATTGGA